CCGGAATACAGCACGGCCTCGGGCGAGTTGGTGCAGTTCATCGTCGATACGTACGAGGGTCAGGAAACCCTAACGGCCGCGTTCACCGAGAAGATGCGCGCGCATGCCGTGGTCGTGGGTTCGTCGAACTTCAGCCAGAAGAAGAGCCAAGGCACATGGGGCACGATCATTTTCCGCCCCTTCCTCGTGGCTCAGATGCTCGGCTAAGACACGCTCGCCGTGTACGGCAACAACGCCCTCGGTGCGTCCCTGCGCCCCGAGGGCGTTCCGTTTGAGGGGCGCTATTACTTCCGGGCGACGACGCTAGTTGCGCCCGTACCCGGCGGCTTTGCTGCGGGCGTTGGTGGCGCGAGTATTGCTCGTTTCGGGTGGGGCGATGCTGACGGACGCGTCACCAACGCCCGAGCATCCCCTACCGATGTGCTCGGGCTCGTGGTCTATCAAGCTGGCGATTGGCGCCGCATCTATTGGGATGACGCTAGCCGCTCGTGGAAGATTCGCGAGGGCATGAACCTCACGCTACTCGGCGCAGCGCCGGGCGTGTGGGTGCGCCTCGGTAACCTTGCGACGCCCGGCGCTCGCGTCTATACGAGCCCGCTAGACGGCATCCCCATCGCGGGGGATACTGGCGGCCTTGAAATCACGCCGTGGGTTGTAGCCCGTCCTATCGGCCCCGGCGGCCTTTCGTTCATCACCACATGGAACCCGAGACAATGAGCAACGACAAAGCGACCTTCGTCACCATCGGCTGCAAGCTGCCGCACGGCCTCATCATCGAAGCCCGCGACAATAGCGGCGAAATCGTGCGCGTGACGCTGAATGGCGCCAATGCTGCGCGTATCGTGGGCGGCTACGGCATCACCGAGAACGTTCCCGCCGATGTGTGGAACGCGTGGCTCAAAAAGCACGCGAAGTTCCCCGCCGTCATCAACGGTCAGGTGTTCGTGCATACGGACCTGAAGAGCGTCGAAGGCGAGGCAAAGAACCGTCGCAACGTTGCGAGCGGCTTCGAGTCCATTGATCCCATCAAAAACGGGATGCTCAAGGGCGCGGACGGTCAAGACGACAAGGAAGCGTTGAAGACATACCAAGAGCAAGTGAAGTCGAACCCGGATCGATTCCGGCAGCGCGTGGAGTAATCCGCATGACCGTTGTCACACCGTGCCCGCCGGCAACGCCTGAAGTTCGGGGTGTCGTCGAATTCGATGCAACCGAATTCAAGGGCGATTACCCGGCGTTCGCTACGGTTGACAACGGTCTCTTACAGGCTGATTTCGATATCGCCACGCTCTTCCTGAACAACTCATGTTGCAGCGTGGTCAAGGATGCGAACAAGCGACAGGTGTTGCTGTATCTCTTGACCGCGCACATTGCCGCGCTCTTGCAGGGCGCGAACGGTCAGCCGCCAAGCGGCATCGTCGGCCGTGTGGATTCCGCGCGCGAGGGTTCGGTGTCGGTGAGCGCGAGCTACGCCGCCGAGATGTCGATGAGCGAGGCGTACTTTTCGCAAACGCAATGGGGCGCCGCGTTCTGGCAAGCGACCGTCGCGTATCGCATGGGCGGGTACTACACGCCCGGCCCGGCGCAAGCGTGTATCGGCGGACTGCCCGGCTACGGCGCGCCCTTCCCGTTCGGCTCGGGCGGGAACGGCTGTTGCTGACATAACATAGCGGGTCATGCCCGCCGGGATTATGCAAAAGGCGATCAGCGGAACATTGCAGGGTGGCGAGCGATTGAAGCGCCACCTAAAGGAAATCGAGCAACAGATGGGGCAAGGCGCCGTCGTTGTCGTTGGTTTCCTCGAATCTGCAACGTATCCCGCGAAGGGCAAAAGCTCGACGCCGGTTGCGCAAGTCGCGTTCTGGAATGAATACGGCACGAGCCGCACGCCGAGCCGTCCCTTTTTCCGTACCATGATCGCAAGCAAGTCGCCGCGTTGGGGCATCGGCCTCGGCATCGCGCTCAGGAAAACGAACTACAACGCTCGCAACGCGCTCGCGATCATGGGTGAAGGCATTCGCGGGCAGCTTCGGCAGTCGATTCGCGATTGGTCAACGCCGCCGAACTCCCCGCGAACTGTCGCGCGCAAGGGCTTCAATAAGCCGCTGATCGAAACCGCGCTCATGATTCGCTCGGCCGATTATCAAGTGATCGACGGCGATATCAGCGAGGAAGCGTGATTAACGTACGCGCAGCGGCGAACACCGCAATACAAGCCGTCAACCCGAACGAAGGCGGCTGGCTCTACGTTTCGACGGGTTTCACCATCGACCCCGCGACGCGTAAACAGGTGCCGAGCTTCGCGCCATCGCTCCCTGTACGTTTGCAGATACAAGCCGTGGACGGCCCGAACCTGCGACATCTCGACGGCCTCAATATCGAGGGCATCGTGCGCTCGGTGCATATGTGGGGCAACGTGCTCGGTATCGAACGCGTGAGCCAAAAAGGCGGCGACCTCTTGTACTTTCGCGATGTTCCCACGGGAACACTACGCGTATGGAAAGTCGTCAAGGTTGTAGAGACGTGGCGCGATTGGTGTCACCTCATCGTCAACCTACAGACTGACCCGCAGCCGCCGAGCCCGCCAACGTGACGCTTACAGTTACGCCAAGCTTCGATGCGCTCATCGTCAAGTTAGGCGACTTCATCGCGAGCATTCTGCCGGCGTTGCCCGGCGATACGCCGCCCGTGATTCAGATGCCCGCGAACCGCACGAGCATGCCGCTCCCGGTTCCCGGCTTCGTGGGCATGACCCCGAGCCTGCAACGGCGGATCGCGACCAACTTCGAGAATTGGGAGCGTGACGGCAACCCCGATAGCGTCGAGTACGAGCAGTCGGTGAGCGTCGCCGTTCAGTGCGATTTTTACGGCTCGCGCGCCGCCGATTGGGCGACGATGTTCGCAACAGTCATGCGCAGCGAGTATGCATGCCGTCAGCTCGCACCTATCGCTGCCCCGCTGTACAACGACGACCCGCGTTTTGCGCCGCTCGTTGACGGTGAGGAAGAGTACGAAAGCCGCTGGATTGTGACGGCATATGTGCAATACAATCCGGTAACTTCCACGCCCGAGCAGTTTGCTACGACGCTCGAAGCCGACCTAATTAACGTAGATGTGAGCTATCCGCCATGAACTCTATTCCGGCAAGTCAATTGGTGAATGCAGTTCCTTCGGTGTTGGCGGCGGGTGGCAATCCGCTCTCGCTCAACGCCGTGATGCTGACGGATGACACGAGCATCCCCATCGGAACCGTGCAGGCGTTCGCGACACTCGCGGATGTACAAAATTGGTTCGGCCCGACGAGCATCGAAGCGGCGCTTGCTGGCGTCTACTTCAGCGGGTACGAGAACACGCTTTCGTTGCCGAGCACGCTGTACTTTGCTCAGTACAACACCGTCCCGGTCGGTGCGTATCTGCGCTCGGGCTCATTCGCAGGCGTCACGCTTGCGCAGCTTCAGGCGTTGAGCGGCACCATCATTGTTGTGATCGACGGTCGCACCGTGACCTCGGCCAACATCAACCTCGCGGGCGCGACGAGCTTCACGAACGCCGCAGCACTCGTGCAGACCGGCCTACAGACTCCGGGCGGCGTGTTCGTGGGCGTGGGCACCATCGACGACGGCGCGGGCGGTGCGGGCAATACGCTCACGATCACGGGCGTTACCTCGGGTTCGCTCAAAGTCGGCGATACGGTCGTTGGCGGCGTGAACCCGGCCGTTATCACGGCGTTCCTTACGGGCACGGGCGGCGTCGGTACGTACACGGTCGGCGGCGCTCCGCAAGACTTCAACCCCGGCGGTGCGCTCACGGTTGCGAGCACGGCGACGGTTACGTATGACGCGCAGCTTGCGCGGTTCGTGATTCACTCGCCCACAACGGGCGCGCTGTCTACGATTGCCTTCGCGACGGGCACGCTTGCCGCCGGCCTCAAGCTGCAAGCCGCTCAGGGCGCAGTGTTGTCGCCGGGCGCTGCCGCTGCCACGCCGGCCGGCGCGATGGCCGCCATCGTGAACGTGACTCAGAATTGGGCCACGTTTATGACCGTGTTTGAGCCGGACACGGATACGAAAATGGCGTTTGCGAATTGGGTGCAGACGACCAACGACCGCTATGCGTACATCGGTTGGTATAGCGACATGGCGCCGCTCAACGGCCCCGCACCCGCGAGCTTCCCCGGTCTCGTGCAGGCGGCTGCGATGTCGGGCGTTGCCCCGATTTACGAGCCGGCCGACGACAATGGCAACGGCCGCAAGGCTGCGCTTATCTGCGCCATCGCTGCCTCGACTGACTACGCGCAGGCGAACGGGTCACTTGCGTATGCGTACAAGGGTCAGGCGGGTCTCGTCGCCGACATCACTGACGCAACGCAGGCGTTGAACCTCATCAACAACGGCTCGAATTTCTACGGCGCATATGCGACGGTCAAC